AGGGCGGCGAGTTTCTCGAAATGCAGGTCGCGCAGATCATCGCGTGGCTTCGTGCGCCCCCGGGGAAGAGAACGCGCATCATCATCGGATCGAATCCTCCCCGGACATCTGAAGGGCTGTGGCTGGTCAAGTGGTTCGCCCCGTGGTTGGACGACAAGTTCCCAGACCCCGCCCATCCGGGTGAGTTGCGCTGGGCTGTCCATGTCACGCGGGCCGATGAAATCTCGGTGGTGTGGGTCGAGGGGCCTGGGGAATATGAAGTCGACGGCGAAAAGTACATTGCCAAGTCGTACACCTTCATCCCGGCGAGTCTGGAGGACAACCCGGCCCGCAATACGCCAGAGTACCGGGCGCAGCTCCAGTCGTTGCCTGAGCCGCTTCGCTCTCAACTGCTGTACGGCAAGTTCTCGACGAGCCTGAAAGACCCGTCGAACATCTGCATCCCGAGCGATTGGGTCAGGCAGGCGATTCTGAGGTGGAAACCTGAACCGCCGATGAACGTGCCGATGTGTTGCATTGGTGTCGACTGCACGGGCGGCGGAGACGACCCGATGGTCCAGGCCGCTCGCTACGACGGGTGGTATGCCCCATTGGTCAAGACGCCCGGATCTGAGATTCCGCAGGCCAAGGCGGGGGCTTATGCGGCCGGGCTCGTGTTGGCGACTCGCAGGGACGGTGCCTTGGTGGTGGTGGACATGGGGGGCGGGTATGGCGGACCACTCTACGAACACCTCAGAGACAACGACATCGAGACCGTCGCCTACAAGGGAGCCGAGGAATCAACCCGGAGAAGCAGAGACGGGAAGCTCAAGTTCACAAACAAGCGAAGCGCCGCCTATTGGCTGTTTCGTGAGGCGCTTGATCCGTCTCAGCCTGGCGGGAGCCCGATTCAACTCCCCGATGACAGGCGTTTGTTTGCCGGTCTCACTGCGCCGACGTTCGAGGTAACTCCCAACGGGATCAAGGTCGAGCCCAAGGTCAAGAGAAACGAGAAGGGCTCGGTGACCGGTGGGGTTCTGGCGAAGCTCGGCTTCTCGCCTGACGAGGCCGATGCTGTCGTGATGGCGTGGTACGAGGGCGCGAGGCACTCCACTCACGCAATGGAGTGGATGGACGGCAAGCGTGAGCGCGGGCGGTTCACGCCTTCGCAGCGTGTGGTCACAGGCCGGACGGCCCTGACCGCGAGGCGCATCAGATGATCACTTATCAACGCGAGAAAGCATCGGACGTGCTGGAGGAAATCCAGCCGCTGATTCGCGAGCACTGGCGCGAGATCACGCATTACCCTGACATCGCGCTCGACCCTGACTACGGACGATATGCGCAGGCCGAGAGCAGCGGGGCGCTGCGCATCTACACCGTCAGGGATGTGGCGCTGATCGGGTATGGAATCTTCTTCGTCAACACGAACGCGCATTACAAGTCGAGCCTTCAGTCGGTGCAGGACATCTTGTTCTTGTTGCCAGAGTTCAGGGGGTCGACTGTTGGTTTCAGGTTGGTGAAGTTCTGCGACGAGCAATTGAGGGCGGAAGGGGTGCAGGTTGTCTATCAGCACGTCAAGAACGCGCATCCGATGCTGGGTGCTGTTCTGAGCCGTGTTGGGTATGAACCTGTGGAGACTATCTATGCGAAAAGGTTGGATCATCATGGGCGCGACGGCTTCGATCATCGGTAGCTGGTTCGGTGCTGGCGCGAGTGCTGGCGCGAGTGCTGGCGCTGTTGCCGGTTCTGGCTTGACTGCTTCTGCTGCGGCTGGCGGGCTGGGGACTGGATTGGCCGCCGCCACTGGCACGGGCGCCGGTCTGGCAGCTACCGCAGGCACGGGCCTGACGCTGGCCGGCGCCACCGGGACGGGTCTCGGCCTGACGGCTGGCGCTGGCGCCACGCTCGGCGGCGGCCTTGCTGCTGCAGGCGGAGTCGGCGCCGGGTTGCTTGGCAGCGCAGCGAAGGGCGCAGGCACCGCTGCTGCAGCGAGACTTCTGCAACCGAAAGTGCCGGGGCTTCCGCAGGCTACCCCGATGCCTGACCCGGAGGCTTCGCAGGACGCGGCGCAGCGGTCGATCATCGAGCAACTTTCGCGGCGCGGCCGTGCGGCCTCGATCCTGACGGACACGAGCCAGAAACTGGGCGGCTGACATGAACTGCCGGCAACTCAAGGAAGTCGCGGACGATCTCTTCAAGAAGAAGGGATCTCTGAACTCGCTGCATCAGGAACTGGCCCTGAACTTCTACGTCGAGCGGGCTGACTTCACAACGTCGTTCTCGCTCGGCGATGAGTTCGCCTCCCATCTGATGTCGTCTTACCCGCTGCGTGTCCGCAGGGACATGGGCAATCAGGTCGGAACGATGCTCCGGCCGACAGCTAAGGAGTGGTTTCACCCGGGGATTCGATACAGCGAGAAGGTAGACAACGAAACGAAGTCCTACCTTGAGTGGTTCGGAGAGACCCAGCGCCGCGCCATGTACGACCCGCGGGCGCAGTTGGCCCGGGCGGCAAAGGCGGCGGATCATGACTTCGTGACGTTCGGCAATGCGGCCGTCAGCGTCGAGATGAACAGACACGGCGACGGGCTTCTCTATCGCTGCTGGCACCTCCGGGACATGGCTTGGCAGGAGAACGAGGAGGGCCAGATCGGCGCCAAGTTCAGGAAGTGGAAGACGACCGCCCAGACCGGAGCGCGGGTCTTCAAGAACGCCAGCGAAAAACTCAAGCGGGTGGCCGAGAAGACGCCGTTCGAGGAAGTGACGTTCCTGCACATGGTCGTCGATGCGGATATGTACGACGGCGACGCAAGAGGACGACCCCGTTGGTCGATCTGGTACGACTGCGAGCACGACACGGAGTTGGAGGCGATCCCCATCTGGGGGCGCTACTACGTCATCCCGCGATGGAACGCCTTCGCGTCTCAGTACGGTTCGAGTCCTGCTGCTGTGTGCGCGCTGCCTGATGCGCGCTTGCTTCAAGCGATGACGTTCACGCTACTTGAGGCCGGTGAGAAGGCGACGACGCCGCCGATGATCGCCACGCAAGGCGTGGTCCGTGGTGATCTCGCCCTGTACGCTGGCGGCGTGACGTGGGTCGATCAGGATTACGACGAAAGGCTAGGCAACGCCTTGAGGCCGCTGGAGCAGGACTTGTCTGGCATGCAGTACGGCCTGCAGATGAACGCCGACACGCGGCTGATGCTGCATGACGCCTTCTTCCTCAATGCCTTGACCCTGCCACAGAGAGCGCCGGAGATGACGGCTTATGAGGTCGGTCAACGGGTTCAGGAGTACATCCGGAACGCTCTACCGCTGTTCGAGCCGATGGAGGACGAATACAACTCTGCGCTGTGCGACGAGACGTTCGATCTGATGTGGAGAAACGGCGCCTTCGGTTCCCCGGAGTCGTGGCCGAAGACGCTTCGTGGCGCCGAGATTGCGTTCACCTTCGAGTCACCGCTCCACGACGCCATCGAGCAGATGAAGGTTCACAAGTTCCAGACCGCCGGCCAGTTGATCGCGGCGGCGGTTGCCCTGGACCCATCGACTGCGTCTTTGCCGAAGGCAGAGCTGATGTTGAGAGAGGCCCTGATGGGCGCCGGCTGCCCCGCTACGTGGGTCAACTCGGAAGCTTATGTCGCAGATGCCAAGCGGCAGCAGGAGGCTCAGGCGCAACAGCAGCAGTTGCTGGCGAACCTTCAGGCCGGCTCCGAAGTGGTCAAGAACGTTGGGTCTGTGGCCCCGGCTGCTGCGTGAAGGCACTGACCCGACCGGCCAATCAGCCGGCGCCTATCTCGCTGTTCATCGCGGCAGCAGCCCGGGCGCTGGCTCAAGGAACTGCCACCGAGCACCAGCAAAAGGAGTTGGTGCGGTGGCTCGTCTTCGAGTGCTGCGGGAAATCGTATCCAGCGTATTACCCGAGCGATCGGGACACAGCCTTCGCCCTTGGAAGGCATTTCGTGGCAGACCAATTCAACGGCCTGCTGACCGTCGATATCGAAGCCTTGAGGAGGACTGAGAAATGAGCGAAGTCACTGATCCTGTTGCTGACCCGGTTGCCGATCCTGCGCCCGCCGCCCCGGCTGCTGCTCCCGCTTCTGCGCCGGCTGTTCCTGCGGCTGCGCCCGCTGCTCCTGCCGCCCCTGCTGCCCCTGCTCCTGAGGAGGACAAAGGCTACTGGTCCGCCGACTGGCGCGAACGCATGGCCGGTGGAGATGAAAAGGCCCTGAAGCAACTGAGCCGCTACGCCACGCCGGAGGACGTGTGGAAGAAGGCCCGCAACCTGGAGGTGGAGCGATCGTCCGGGAAGCTCAAGCCAGTTTTGGGCAAGGAAGCGACCCCAGAGGACGTAGCCGAGTACCGCAAGGCGTGGGGCATCCCCGAGGCGCCGGACAAGTACGACATCAACGAACTCAAGATCGACGACGTTGACAAGCCGTTCATCGGCGAGGTTCTGAAAGCCGCGCATGGCGTGAACCTCACCCCAGAGCAGGCGAAGGCCGTCGTCGGGATCTGGCCGCAGCTCAAGGCTCAGGCAGCCCAGATCGAGCGCGAGCGAGAAGTTCAGGCGCAGAAGGCTTCGGAAGATGAGCTTCGGGATATGTGGGGCGCCGACTACCGTCGTCACGAGAACCTGATCTCGGGCTTTCTCGACCGCTTCACGACGCAGGACGTGAAGGCCGCCTTGCTGGAGAGTCGGCTTCCCGACGGTACGAAGTTTGCGCACTCGGCCTCGATGAAGAAGTTCATCCTCGACCTGGCGC